TCTAATACTGAAACTAAAAAAACTATAGCATGACTTTAGGAACATGGATTAAATTAAACCACGGCACACACGGAAAACTTAGTGAGTTCCTTGGGAAAAGCAGACACACCGTTAATAGGTGGTACAACGAAGACCCTAAAAGGTTCTTTCTTTATCTACCTCAGCTTAAAAGGTCTTCCAATACCGATCTGAAAGACTTGATTCAAATGATTGAAGAACGGTGCGACGATGTACAAGCTCTCCGAGGTTAGTACAGATGAACTCCTAAAATTGAGGAAGTACCTGCTCTTTATGTATGTCAAAAGTGACATAAATTCACCCCGACATTCGAGGTATGGAGAATACTTCAACGAAGTTGGGAGGGAGATAAATAGGAGAATGGGGGAAACCAAGTACAAATTATGAAGAGGAATTTCAAGGGGGTATGGATACCCGCTGGACTATACCTGAATGAAGGGATAACGTGGACACAGAAATTGATGCTAGTGGAGATAGACAGCTTTTCAAAAAGCAATCTCCCTTGCTTCATTTCTAACGAACACCTAGCACACCATCTGCAAATATCAGAGAGTGGTGTTGAGAAAGCCCTTCGTGGTCTTGTCAAGCTGGGCATGGTGGAGCGTAAGCGCGAGAGTTTTGGACAAGGAACTCGGCGAATTTTACGGGTGGTTACCTCACTTGAGTACGGGGAGCAACCTCACTCAGGTGCGGGTAGTAACCTCACTCCAGTGAGGCATACTAATACAAGGACTAATAAAACTATTAAATCAATGAAAGAAGGGAAGCCCTCATCTGAGGGTGATTGTATTGCATACTTCCAAGAGTTAGGTTTGGATGAGAATGAGGCTGCAAAATTTTGGGATTGGTATGAACAGACGGGGTGGAAACTAAAGGGCGGCAACTCGATTAAAGATTGGAAGGCTACAGCGCGAAATTGGCAACGAAGAACTAACACACATAAAAATGAAAAACAGACAACAGGTTTCAACACGGGCAACTTCGACACTAACGCCCTTGAGCGTTTCGTTACTGACGGATAAGTCAATGAGGGTTTCGCCTTCCGAGGCGTGGCACGAAGGAACGAATATGCTTACCGCATTAAGGATTGACCCTGCCCAGGTAAGAGGTTGGGTCATGGCTGAAGTGGGAAGGCTAATAAAAGAGTTGGACACGAAGACCACAATTAACTCAGATGACGAGCTGATTTTCTGCGTCAACTCCATAATCGAGGAACACCCAACGCTCAAGTTGGAGGAGCTTCGTGCTTGCTTCAATATGATAAGGAAGGGGAAGTTTGGCAAACTCTATGAGAGGCTGAAGACACCTGAGATTTTAGATTGCCTATGCCGTTACGAAGGAGAGGTGCGAGTTCTTATCATCGAGAAGAAGATGCACGAGGATAGATTTGTGAAGCAAAAGGCGACGGTAAAGGCAATAAGCGAGTCAGGTCTTAAAGAGGTGGTAGACGAAATGGTCATTGAGCCGATCGAACGCAAAGGGGAGGGACTAGGCACACGATTGCGTAAGAAGTTAAATTGGGAGGAGTGATGACTCACGGCTCACTCTTTAGCGGAATCGGAGGATTCGACTTGGCAGCTCAATGGATGGGATGGGAAAATATCTTCCATTGCGAATACGACCCCTTTTGTCAGAAAGTACTTGCTCACCATTTCCCACAATCAAAACTTTATGAAGATGTCAGAAAAATGGACGCAACTCAGTATCGAGGACGAATTGATGTCCTCTCAGGAGGCTTCCCATGCCAGCCATTCAGCACAGCAGGAAAGCGAAAAGGAACAGAAGACGAACGCCACTTGTGGCCGTCGATGTGTCGAATCATTCGCGAGATTCAACCAGGCTACGTCGTGGGCGAAAATGTTCGCGGCCTCCTCAATTGGAATGACGGGCTGGTCTTCGAAGAGGTGTGTTCTGACCTGGAAAATGCGGGCTACGAAGTCACACCGTATATACTTCCAGCTTGCGGTGTCGGCGCACCCCACCGCAGAGACAGAGTCTGGTTCGTCGCTCATCGGAACACCGACCTCGACATCGGCAATACGCAGCGAGAAATTCAAAAAGGGAAGGAAACCGACCCCCGTAGAAGTCGCAGCTCAATGGAAGGGATTGTTGCTCACTCCGACGACTTCGGAAAGAGCAGAACACCCCGACGAGATGAGAGCGAGAGCCGAGGAGAAGGGGTACAAGAACGGGACGAAGTACAACACCTTGATGAGTCAGATAGTGTACGGGGATTTTCTCCCGACACCGACGGCGAGCGACTACAATGCAAGAGCCAAAACCGAGAACTGGAAGGGGGGCGATTTAGTGTCAACGATGCACGAAGTCACGAATCAAAATGGGAAGAGTTCCCAACTGTCCCCCCTATTTGTGGAGGAGATGATGGGCTTCCCCGAAAATTGGACGCTATCACCTTTCCAAAGTGGAGAAAAGAAAGCATAAAAGCATACGGAAACGCCATAGTCCCACAGGTTGCTTTGCAGATATTTAAGGCTATAGAATTAACGGAAGCTCAACGCGCTAACTATTAGGCTTTTATCTGTTAAACGCGTATAATTGTAACTTGAAGCGGTCAACTGAAATCAAGAAGTTAGACGCTGCTCTGAGCAAATTTGTACGGAGTAGCCTAGCCGACGACGAAGGGTATGTCGAGTGCTTCACCTGCGGGCAACGTAAGAATTGGAAGTACGAAGTAGACTGCGGGCATTTTCAGAGCAGATCAAAGTACAGCACGAGGTGGTTGTTTGACCCCGACAACGGAATGGTCAATGTGATGCCACAATGTAAGGGGTGCAATATGACTAATGGTGGTCAACAGTACGTGTTTGGTAAACGGCTGGACGCAGTATTTGGCGAAGGCACAGCAGAGAAAGTAGTGGACTTAAGTAATACGCTGCGCAAATTTTCTACACAGGAAATTAGAGATATGCGCGAAGAGATAGTGAAGAGGGGATGAGTTGTGTGAGCTTATTCATAGAGGAGAATTATGACTACCTTCTGAATATGTCAAACGTGTATGTGGGGAGGGAGTATGGCGGCGACTTGTTGAACGATTTGAGCCTGGCGTATTTAGAGGACGAGAAATTTGAAGAGATGTGTGAACGTGGAGAGTTAATGAAATATATATCCCGAACAATGGCGATATGTGGGTTCTCTGCAAACTCTCCATTTTACACAAAGTATAAGAAGTTGAATGACAAAATCGTAAGACGATACCCACTTGAGATTTTGCGCCAAACACAAGACGACTACAGCTTGAAAACGACGGAGGAAACGGAGGAGAAGGTACAAGCAGTCATTGAAGTATTAAAAGAAATCAGATGGTTTGATGCCGAAGTATTCAAGTCATATTATTTACATGGTCACAGTTTAAGAACTTTATCAGATGCAACAGGAATCAAAAAAAGCACCCTCTACCAAGCAATCAAAACCGCGAAAGCGCACCTCAAAGAAAATCTCGAAAGGATTAGGTGACACAGTTGAGAACCTCATCCCCGATGTAGTTAAAGATGTCGTGGAGAAAATCGCCGGGGAAGACTGCGGATGCGGTAAGCGCAAGGAATGGTTAAACAAACGCTTCCCCTACTTCAAGACCTTCAGCGATGAAGACAAGAAGCTATGGGAAGAACTACTCGCTCCATCCCTACGCGCAGGGAAGTTAGGTCGAGGAGTACAGCCCCAGGTGATTGACCTTTACTGGAGGACGTTCAGGAAAATGCACAAGGTCACGCGGTGTGGGTCGTGCGTAGAAGCACGAATGATTGAATTGGAAAAGGCATACGAGGCATCATGCGATTCCTAATGCCCGCTATCCTTGATGGATACCAAAGGAGGAAAGACAGATCGGTGAGTCTGCGCTTCCTCACCCAAGAGAAGACAAGCTCGGAAGTGATGTCGATTGACGAGGCACTTCAGCAGTTCGGAATCTTATACTTCAGAGGAGAGGAGGACATGAACTCAGAGGAGATAGAAGAACTCGACAAGATAGAGCTTGACATATATGATGAACCCAAGACGCAAAGCCAAAGACTGCGGAATGTGCTTTTCATATTATGGAAACAAGAAGGGGAGAAGGGAGAGTTCAAGAAATTTTACAAGCAGAAGACAGAAGAAATAATTCAACACTTTAAGAATAAATTACAAGATGAATGAAGACCAACTACCAATAAGTGATTGCTGCGAAGTAGAAACTACACATGAAGCCATGGTAGGTCACTGGGAAGATGCAGGGAAATGGTGGGGAAGATGCCCATCGTGCGGAGAGCATTGTGAATTTAATGAAGACTAATATGAGAGAGACACACAAAACCCGATGCCTGGAATACCTCCAGGAACACAAGACAATCACATCGCTCCAAGCAATACGCGACTTAGGGAACACGAGGTTGGCAGCAAGCATCTGCCTATTGCGCAAAGATGGACACGACATACTGTCGTCAACCGTGCAAGTAGACAATAGGTGGGGGACGAAATCCTCCATTGCCAAGTACACATACTACCCCTCTGTATTAAATACAGATTGGAAAGAACAAGTGGCAGAAAAGGAAAACAACCGCAGCTTTCTTGATCGGTTAAGAGGAAGGTGATGGAGGGAGGAGAAGACCTAAGAAGTAAGTGCCACGGAACGATGCCAAGAGAGGATGGATTATGCGCCCTATGTTGGGAAGTAACCGAGTTCGTACCTTGGTGGGAATATGAGATGAATAAGACAGACCCTATTTACCTTTACGCACCCTCACAGAAAGACATAACCAGGTGGGTAAAGAAAGTCGCAGGGCTGGATTGAAAAAAACAACGAATAGCAATGAGCAATTGGAGCATATATAAGGCAGACTGGGAGCAAGCAATGGACGACGCTGGGGTGTACGACCGATCCGCTAGGAGGGAGTTGTTGCGCTTCTTTCGGAAGATAAATACCCTGCAAAACATGATAGACCGTATGTCGTGGCATCGGATTGCCGAGAGTGACCAGATGTACGCGGCGCATGACATGGCAAGAGATATTGAGCGCAACTACTACGATGAATATAAGGCAACGGTTGTGGCGGCGGGTTTAGTTGCGCATGGTGAGGTTAACGTTGGAGATTTGATTGCATAACGAAGAGCAATGAAAGAAATACAAGAAGAGATAGCGAGACTCCATGCACTTGCAGATAGTGGTAGTTTATACGCAGAAGGTAAGCGCGATGCGCTAAATCAAATTCTACAGTTCATAGAAGATTCTAATGCCATTCAAGAAAGGACAGAGCGGAAACCCAAAGGGTAGACCAAAGGGGACATCTAACAAGGTGACAGCAGCGAGTAGGGAACTATTTGTGACGGTCATGGAAGGTGAGATGCAATTCATCCAAGAGGAACTTGCCCTGCTCAGAGAGTCAAGCGGAGAGAAATACCTCAAAGCCCTAAGTGGATTGCTACCATATTTTATGCCTAAGCAGTCAGAGCATGAGGTGACCATCAACGAACCCATCAAACCTCCTTCTTGGTTTGGGGAAACTTCCCCGTCCGAATCGGAATCATAATGGTATACATTCTTCTCACGGGTATCATCATGCTCAAGATTGCTGACGTTATCTATAAGTACGGCATCTACGAAGCGATAGACACAAATGATTTATTGGTGATAGTCGCCGCTCTAATGGCTTGTTGTCTTGTATGAAGCAGCCGAAGACATACTATGACCTGAAGGGGTGCAATACTCGCGTAGCTTGTTTTCAAGGGGGTACTCGATCGGGCAAGACCTGGAGTATCTTGACTCTATTGTGTGAGTGGTGCTATGAGAATCAACACGCGGCGTGGGTGATACGTGTGGTACGTCTGAGCTTCCCGTCCCTTCGTGCATCTGTTATGCGGGACTTCCTCACCATCCTACACAACGAAGGGTGGTATGACGAGCGCGACCACAATAAAACGGAAAACACCTACAACCTATTTGGGAATATGTGGGAGTTCATTTCAACCGACCAGCCACAAAAATTACGTGGTGCTAAATCGCACATTAGTTTTTTGAATGAGTGTAACGAGTTGAGTCTGGAAACGTATCGTCAAATCTCACTCAGAACGACAGAGAAAATCATCCTGGACTACAACCCATCTATGGAGTTCCATTGGATATATGATGAGGTCATACCACGAGATGACTGCGCGTTTTTCCAATCTACATACAAGGACAACCCCTACCTCGGCTCAGATACAATTCGAGAAATCGAACTGCTCAAGG